GGCAGTTGGATAACACAAGGTGCCAGCTCACGAGGCAAATTGGAAGTCGAATATAATGGTGAAATATTTCACGTTAAGTGCCGCAAAAACATGGTACCTGACGTTCTTACTGTTGACGATTTGATAGAACACTGTTATGCCAGGAAAACGCAGATATCGACTGCATTCGCAAAATGTGAGTTAGGGAAAGTCAGGATTGCTGTCTGCAGCGACTTAGAAACGTACCTTAAGATGAACTGGATCGTGTCAATGAGTGGACGGGGCTATAAAGATTGGAAACATGTTACAAGAAACGAAACAGCAAATACTAAATTAAGACGAATGAGATACATGGTAGAAAGATGCAAAGCAGGTTTGTTTGGTATGGCGTGGGATTATGAAGGTTTCGAGAGGCAGGTCAAGACTGATGAGATGGTAACTGTTTTTGAACGCATTGTAGAGGCTGCAACAACGAACGTACCCAAAGGCAGTCTGGAGAGATGGAACTATCTTATAAGAGAAGTAAGGGCAAGTTTCTATGATTCATATATCGTCGGAATGGATAAAACAGAATATAAAGTGACTGGTGGGTTGCCGTCTGGATTATACCTGACTAGCATAGTGGGTGATGGCTTCAATTTGACTGCATCCACTGCTGTACTTCAGATATTGGAAAGCGTGGGCGTGACAATACCCGATGATGAGGATATTAAAATTCAAGGCGATGATTCAAGTTTTATGTCAAGAAATGTCGCTGTGCTACAGTTGATAGATTGGATGCTGACAAGGATGAATTTCATTGGTGGGACTGGTAAGTTTGGAATAACAAGTGGAAGCACAGAATTTTTGCGCGTCGCATACAGTGATCATGGAGCGCGAGGATACCCAGCCAGGGCAATAGCAGGCATAGTCGAGAGAAAGCCGTGGTCCGATTCACCAATGAATGAGCTGGATGTGATTGATTCAATAGTTGACACAATACGTATATGCACCAGACGGGGTCTTAAATTTGATAATGCCGAAGACTCGATGCTCAAGATATGGTGTAGGAAGAACAAGGTCAGTTATATTGCAGCACGTGTGCCAAAGAATCGAGGAGGCTACGGAATCTGGGAACCTATTATGGATGCGACGGTCAAGGGATTACCAAGACTAGGGAGCACAACGGGAGTGACGGTGGAAATCAAGACAGACTGGAGACGTGAGCATTGGATCGAGAAAGCTGGCCAGTTGGGCATAGGAATTGATACCGATCATGCAAACAAATTAGCCCAGGAGGATGCTGCTGCCACGGTTGTCGGCGATGAAGTCAAAGGAGTAACCAAAGGAATACGCAGTGCATGGAAAGCAA